ACGTAGAGTTTAAGGCTTGTATACTATCGCTCAAGCCTGTTTTTTCTTTCGTAGCCGTACCGATCAGTCCCCCCAGATCGGTATCATGGACTTTATTCTGTTAAGATTTTAGTCCAATTTTGCCAATTGTTATACCATTGTATACGTTTAAATACATTATTGTGTCGGAAAAAAAACTGAAGTTTACAACTACTCGATCCGTCCATAAATCCCAATGTCAATAAACCTCCCGGTGAAGAATCTGTAGGTAAATTGGTAGAACCAATATATGCAAAAACAAATTCATTCATTGGGGTTTCATTAGCATCCACTGTCTTCATTCCTTTATCCTTAATGCATGAGGCAATCTCTATCAGTCCCCCCAGGATTGTAGCTAATTGCTGTTTTGTAACTTTTGCCACGTCATTTCCTTTTACAACCAACGCATAATCAAAGTCCGTCAACTGCGATACTTCATTTAATTTTTTATCTGCCATAATCGTATTTTTTTTTAATTATTTATTACTGCTTGATTTTCTACCACTTGAACATAGCCACCCGAAACAAGATTTTCCAAATCGAATGCCATGCCTATTCCACTGTCACGGATACAGAGATAAAGAACTTCCTTATCGGTGTAATACTTGCCTTCCTCCAGTACCATGTTATGTACCCAAGGTATAGGATCATCCAATGTACCGGAGTGTTCTATCTGCACAACCTTGTACAAGGATTCCGTACCCGTTCCCGGCTTCCAGTCCTCCTGCGGTGTATGTTTCTGTACAACCTCGTAGAGTGTACCATCATAGCGGAACCGGAACGACACATCAACTTCCGTACCTATCAGATCTTCCCATGCCGGAAAATAGTCTTTCTTTAACAATGCTTCTTCTGTAGTAAGCCCGGCATTGTTGATATTCGCTGAGATATCATTGAGCAACGTATCCACACGGTCAAGTGCTTCAACGTCTATAGCCGCCACATCAATAAATGATGCTTCGGCAATCATCTGCTCCTTCTGCTTCGATGTGATCTCTTTCCACACGGCCACATCCTCAGGGCTGTTTATCAACACCTGATTTTCAAATCTTCGTTCCGACAGAGGCATATCCTCGGCCTGTGTCAGATAACAATCATAACCTGCTTGTAATATCATATCTTTTACTCAATTAAATCCATACGTGTTATATACCAATGGTTGTTAAAGGCCTTCATCTCCAAAACATAAGGCCTTGCCATCTGAATTTCTGTCTTATTGTTATATGATTCCGCCAGTCCGCAGAAATAGTTCGTAGCCTTGTACTTGTCCGGATTCTTAGCCACCCTTGATGTCATGTCTACTACAAACTCCAGTTTCAATCCGTTCCATGATGATGCGGGAGGAAGGGTTATGGTTCCGCCAAGACCATCAGCAGAAAAGAATGTAGATCCCTGAGTGGAAGGATTCACAGTCATGTTACCTTCCGAATCAGCCAGATTATCCATATCGCTTCCCGGTGAATAGAAGAGAGTGGCGGTGATTATACCTGTCACATTTGCCTTCGTGGAAACAAATTCACCCAGTTCATTCACCCGGTACGGAGCACTGCCCGGAACACCACCGCCAGCCCATATCCTTACAGGTGTCGTACCGGCTTCCTTGCTGCTTCCTCCTGTAAGACCGGCTACAACATTGTTATTTGAGTCCTTTATTATCAGTTCATTGCCTTGGACGAAATCAAGACTGGCGTTCTTGGCAATAATAAGACTGGTATAGATAGGACCAACATTACTTAATTCCGTCCAGTAGGTAGTGTTGGTATAGGTTATAGAAGACGAAGATGTATGTGTTTTAATACACTTATAAACATCCCATCCGTCCACCGCACTATTGTTTCTCACCATTACGATATCAATATACCGCGTGCCGCTTGTAAGGGCTTCGTCATTTCTGTACGTTACCCCGGTTGTCCATTCGGAATCCCGTATGATACAGCCCTGTATTCCTTGTACGCCCTGATCTCCCTTATCTCCTTTGTCCCCCTTTTCACCATCATCACCCTTGTCGCCTTTTTCTCCGGTATCGCCCTTCTCAGCCCATACGTCATATTCGGCTGTATTCACTTCACCCGTCAAGCAGTATCCGCCATCGCTGAACGTGAACCGGTTGCCGGCATTATCCGTCCAACACCACAAGGGAGGATTCGTAGTGGATGCCTTGGCTACATAAGAGCCACCACCCATCGAAACGACACCCATCTTGGGAACGACCATTCCGGTCTTGAACTGCCCCATCTGGGTGTAACCCTGTCCATCCACGCCATCCTGAATCATCGGCACGCTCTCTATATCAACCAATACACCTTTCGCATCATAGAATGAAAATATGATTTTGGAAGAAATGGATGAAGAAGGAATAGAGGCACCATTACTGGTACTGATTTCAGAACCGTTATCTATGGCGTATTTCAAGGTTCCATCCGTAGTGACTTCCGAAACACCGCCAACTGTTTTCATCCTCGTTGCAGAAATCCCGGAAACGGAATACGTACCGTCTTTCTTCTTCACAATATTGCTCGCCGAAGTGACCAGACTATACAATACCGCATTCTTACCGCCACGTACACCGGCAAGCGTGAACTTGAGTACACGTGACAGTTCCACACCGTCAGCCATAGCCTTCACGGTAATTGATATCTCAGTACGGTCAGCAAGAGCCGTTCCTTTCGCTACAGATAATGTAATATCACCCGTAGACAAGTCATAAGAGGATGTTACACCTGTCACGCTCTGCACGGATATGGAGGAAAGGGAAAGCTTTGTTGCTCCGTTCCACATGGATGCTGTTGTCGTAATTGACACCTCATCCACAGTTTTCCCATTTTCGTCCAATGCAGCATTATCCATCTGGTTATCCAAGTCGGCACTGATCGCATTGAACGAATGGTTAGCCCACGGTTCGGGAGTAGAGAAAGCACCCCATATACCGTCCTTCTTCGTTCTTTTGCTTACCCATTCATAGGGTATGCTTGCCGACACGCCTACAGGATCATCATTCCAGCCGGAAGGCACATAATCGTCAGTCTGTGATGTTTCCGGAGTGGAAGGTCTTGTATTCGTCGTGGTGTTCGTGAAGATAAACTCATGATCTTTCGCATCCCTTCCGTCTTTTCCGCTTTGGACAAGAAGTTCATATTCATCGGTATTTATCTCTCCTGTAAGACAATAACCGCCATCGCTGAACGTAAACCGGTTGCCGGCATTGTCCGTCCAGCACCATAAGGGAGGATTCGTAGTGGATGCCTTGGAAAGGAATGAACTTCCTCCCATTGTAACGATACTCATTTTGGGAACAACCAAGCCGGAATACCACGGACCGCTATTGGTCACGCTCACACCGTCCTTTCCCGGTGCTCCCGGTGTTCCCGTATCACCTTTAGACGCAATTTCCAGCCAGTCGCCATTAGATCCCGGTATAGAGGACGAACCATCCTCATTGATACACGCCCACATGCTTCCGTTATAAGACAAGCTGTCGTAGTAATCGTAATGTACGCCAGGTATATAGCCTTCCTCACGGAAATTCAAAGTCTGCACAGGTGTTCCATCCGGCTTTATCTGCTTGATGATACCTGTCATATATATATTATTCAGATACATGGAATAACCGTCCATGTTCAGTCCGAATATATTCAGATTGGAAAGGTCGCCATATTGTAGGGCAACATTGGCGGCGGAGATCTCCCATGTATTCTGTTTCCACAACATACGGGTGTAAGTCCTTGTTTCGTAGACTGAAGTCTGGCGCTCCGTATTAGTGAAACTACCGTATGCCACGAAAGTCATCATCTCAAAAGGGTCGAAAGAAGAAGACCACGATGAAGAAGTGGGGCGCAACTGGTACTTGAATGTTTCGTTTCTTTCACCCGTAACTTCCGTAATCGTGAAATATACTGTACAGAATCCGGCAAAACGTCTGTTGCCCTTTCCATCGTCGTAATCCTCCGTAGCGTTCCCGGTGATGTTATGATAGATACCCATACAGATATCGCCTACTGCGACAGCACCAATCTCACCATCTTCCAGCTTAAGTGTACATGTCTTGGTCCCTGTATCTACCGTTTCTATAATGCCGGCTCCGGGCGCACGCCACTTGTCGCCCAGCGTGACCATCACACGATTGTATCTTAATTCGGGAACTTCGAGAAACCGACGGATAAACATGCTCTCAAACTCCCCATGCCCTGTATCGAATATCTTGGCTCCGAATCCGGTTAAGCCGCTTGCAAAACCATTCTTTCCGAAAACAGCACCGGCAAACATACTGAGAAGAAATTTAGTGGAATCCGCCACATCCTTCCGCACGAATATCTCTTTCAGCTTCTCCGCACTGTTCTCTATCTCAGTCATTACACGCAATGCGCTCATCACATCCTCATCGGTGTAGGTGACATCCTCGTCACCCTGCTTTACGATGCGGTTTATCAGATTCCCGGCTATCTTAAGACCTTTGAGGTAATTAATGATCCCTTGCGCATCATCATCGTTCAATGCGGAAAGGAACCAGTTTTGTACAGGTGTGTCCTTATCCAGCGTGTATGCGGAGTTGGCGTGATCGGCGTTAGTGACATCACCCCCTCCGCCACCACTGCCGCCACCGCCGTTCTGCTTTATCTCTTCAACCTCAATGGAGATCTTGCTAAAGTTGCTGTTGATGCGGTCTGCTGTTTCGCTCCAAGTTCCTGTTTTGTTTATTGTATTAAGCTCCATATATCCTGTTCCACTTTTACCATTCCGCATCCGGATGCACTTCAACGGACAGATGGTTCATTATTCTGATGATTAATTTTCGTATCATAACTATACGTTTTGAGTGTTACGATAACTTTCCGGGTTACTCTATAAATAAATCAAGCATAGGTTTTCTAAGCCTGTATATTTCTCCTATTGGCTTAATATTAATTTTAGAATTAGCATATTCAATTATTTCCTTTAAATTGGCTAGTGATGGAGTTATTTCATCAATAGTACCACTGTCGTTAAAATCATAACCATGCGTTCCTAATATCAACCATGCCCCTTTTTCTACGGCTTCATCAATGATTGCTTTTATTTGTGTTTTAGTATTTGACACCGAGATACGAATAAAATATCGTTCAAGTTTGTAAGAGTTATGTATACCAACATTATACTTACCTACTGCCGTTATGCCAAATTCCAACCAAGTTTTAACCATTTCTACAGTATCTGAAAAATTTGAACTGCCACCTGGATAAATGATACAAGAATCATTTAATAAGCTATTGTCCTTGAAAACCCTAATGGTCTTAATAAGACTCTGTTCAGTCCAAGCTCTACCTTGATAAGTACCAGCGCTTGCAGATGTATACCATCCTTTATGAACTGGATGAATTTGCATATGGAATCCTTCAAGTTCATACTGTTTTATTAGTTCTAGCTGTTCTTCGCTAAAGCTATAAATGGAATCAATAGGATAATCTCCTGTACCTTGTGTATATTCGGGAATAAGTCCGAAATCACATTTACAACCAACTTCATCACAAATATTTTTAATTTTCGGTACAGATGTCAGATTAAAATCATCGTCCACCCAAGATATTGCAGGAGTGTTATACATCTTAATATATTCATCTTTTAAAGAAATAATTGTCTGTCTTGTAGACAAAGCTATAATTGGGAAATTATTTATATCAGATATATAAGATATATTCAGTTGATATTCTGATGATGTTGTAGCAATGACTGTTTTACCATCATCAACTTCAGACCAATCAATCAAACAATAATTTCCATCTTGTTCAAGTAATTCCAATGATCCTTTTTTATTGATAGAGCTAAATGATACAACTTCGGTAGTTTCACTTTTTGACGAGTCATATAATACTACATTCCATTGTCCTGCGCCAGTTGATGTTGTCACATTTCTTCTTATATTCCCAAGACTAATTGTACCTATTGACGCTTTTTCAGGCGTTATATATAATTCCTTAATTATCTTATTTATTCTCCTTTTTTCCTGTGAACGAATTGAATCATCTTCATATATTGAATGATAATATACTTTGTCTACTGCCACTGCCGAGGCTGTATTATTAATTTCTATGTGATTTTTAATAATTGGGAAATTATTTATATCAGATATATAAGATATATTCAGTTGATATTCTGATGATGTTGTAGCAATGACTGTTTTACCATCATCAACTTCAGA